AAACTTATGTAGTAGGTTCCGGTCAATATGAAGATTCATTTAATGGTAGTCAAGCTGATCAAACAACATTGCCTGAAGGAACTTCTGAAAATGCAAGACGTATATATAATGAAATAAAGAGTATTCAAGATAGAGAATTAACATCTGGTGAAATTCAAACATTAGAAGCTATCGAACAAGGCTATTTCGAGTAAAGAAAAAACACGCCCCTCCGACCAAAGACAGGCGTGCAAAACAAAATAAACGATAGGCTTATTTAGTCATGCCTATTGTATCAAAGAATTGAGGTATATACAATGTGGAGCGAATCTTTAGGTAACGGCAAATATAAATTCATTGAAAGATACAAAGATCCCTATACCGAAAAATGGAAAAAGACAAGTACTGTTCTAACAAGTGATTCTTCAAGAGCATGGAAGAACGCTCAGAAAATATTAGACAAAAAACTAGAGGAAGCTTTGAGTAATTACGATAAATCTGACATCACTTTCAAAGAGCTTTATGAAGAGTGGTTTGTTTATTATCAACAACATGTAAAAAGAACAAGCTGGACCAAAGTTCCAAAGATGATGAAACATATTCAAAAAGTTATATCTGACGATGTTCTAGTTCGAAATATAGATGAGAATATGATTCGAAGTATTACAGAAAAAATGTATACTTTCGGTGACCTATCCTTAAATTATACGAAACAGACCAAGACGACCCTTTCAATCATGTTGAGTTATGCTGTTGAGAAAAAGTATATCTAACAAAATCTAGCGCTAAATGTCAAAATTCAAAGAAAAAAAGCTGAAGAAGAAAAAAGAAAAAAGAACATGGAAGAAAAATACCTTGATCAAAGCGAAATGACAGAGTTGCTTGTATATATGAGAAAATCTACTAAAAGACTATTGCACGCTAACATTGCAGAATTGTTATATTTAACAGGCCTAAGATACGGAGAGTTACAGGCATTACAAATAAAGGACTTTGACGGGAATGCTTTGGATATTAACGGCACATTGGACTATTCTTTCTTAAAAATGGAAAATGCTGTAAAAACTTCACCTAAGAATATCTATTCTAAAAGAATAGTTTCTCTGCCTAATAGGGCAGTAGAAATTGTGAATGAAGTTATAGAACACAACTCTTTAGTATTCGGCTCTCAAAGTAATGAGGACTATATATTTAAATCGTCTAGAGGTACTCCGCTGTCTCTCCATAGCTTTAATATGGTACTACATCGGGTACAGGACGAACTTAAATGGGATAAAAACTTATCCTCTCACATATTCAGACATAGTCATATTTCTTTACTAGCTGAACTAAACCTTCCTTTAAAAACTATAATGGAAAGAGTCGGACATTCAGATGCTAACACGACTTTATCAATCTATAATCATGTAACCAAAAAATCAAAAGAACAAGTTATCGATAGATTAAACAACTTGTAATTTGCCCCTTTTTTGCCCCTTTTATATAAAATTAATAATAAACAAACAAAAGAACCCCTATAAATAGAGGTTCTTTTATTATAACTACATCATGCCGCCCATCTAAGGTTGCCTGACACACTCATTTTCACTAGTATAAAAATGCCTATATAACAGCCTTTTTAACAATTTCAATTATAAAAATAAATCACCTAGTTCGAACTAATAAAGTTATTTTGCCCCTTTTTTGCCCCCTATTCTTCATTTAAGCCCTTTACAAAACGAACAAACGTTCGTATACTGAAGAAGAAATAAACAAAAGGAGTGGTCAAATTGAAATATAATGATTTTAAAAACCTTTTGGAAAACCGTCTATCTGGTTACGAAGTATTTATGCAAAAAGCCGAGGAATTCCAAATTGCTAAGAATAAATTGCGTTCCGGAAAGGCTAAGTGGAACGATAAAAAAGTTAACAAAGCAATCAACGGTATGTGGGATCAAGCTGCACAAAATATCTATCAGACTGTAAAAAATATGGATAAGATTCCAAATAGTCGATCATTAGACCCTTACAATGATTGGCTTAAATTTATGGAAAGTAGAAATCTATTTGAAGTACTGTCAGATTCTCTTGCTGATGTCGAAATGGAATAGGAGTGATTGATATGCAAATACCATTAGCGAACCAACGGACATATGCTTTTGAACGCTACTACTATGAATTCATCGAACGGATGGGTCCAGCACACTTACTTTACGATCAGTTTGTTCAGACGATGGAGAACTTTGGAAAACCCTATTTTACCGTGCCATCAAGCTATAGTGGTTACCCAGAAGAATTAGCCTATGTATTTAAGAAAGACGGAGAAAACTATCTATTTGACCACGTTAGAACGCAAGACAAGATTCTCCGTAAATACGATCCAAACACAAAGTATAAGCCCGGCGGTAACTAATATGAACATAATCAGTCAATATGAGCAAGGCTACCTGCCTTTTTCTGAGTTTAGAAATGAATTTCCTGACTCCATTTCTGAATCTCAAGAAGCTTTGTATGGCTCAAAATGTGTCGAGTTTTACGTCGCTGTCACTTTGGATAAAACGGATTGTCGCTATTATGTACAACGCTACGGAGGCGATTGTTATGAAAACGATGAAAGGCTATGTATCGAAGATACGTGTATTGAAGATAAGCAAGACCCCTTTGGTGCGGTTCTCGCTTGATGGAGTGAACTGCTTGATTGCAACGCATAGTTTGAACTTCTTGGCAGATGTGGATGAGGATATGCAAGTCGTGATTGCTGGCGAGTATAACGATCGGAAGCAATTTGTAGTTAAGAAGTATTCGGTGATTGGCAAGACGAAGATTATGATTGAATTTGAAGCAATGAAAAAAGCCCCCTATTCTAATTGAGTAAGGAGCTTCTTTAGATACAAACTAACGTTCTCTATTGCAAATCAAAGTTTATGATGACTATAATTAGATAAAACAATGCAAAGAGGTTAATAAAAAAATGACAAAAAATCTTATTGTTAAAATAGTCGTTTCGGAAAGTGTTGAAACACAATATAACGGAATTCAACAAAGACAACTCATCGTTAATCCAGTGATTTCTCTTCGTACAAAATTCATTCCCACATCTTTATCAATGGGAATAACTATTATTGTTGCCGGTATGGAAGCTAATAATGACTATAATATAAACATAAAATTGAAGCATAAAGAAACTAATAATGTAGTCTTTGTAACCGGAGATAACAAATTTACTCCTCCTCCTCATGCAGATAACTTTATTGCTAACGTCGATTTGAAAAATATTGCCATCGAACACGAAGGTGAGTATTTAGCAACCATAGAGATTGACGGTGAACCCTATAGTGATAAATTCTTTATTTTAAAAAGTTTAGATTAGGTATTCATTATGAACGCAATTGAAATCTACAATAATAATAACAACATTTATACTAAAAATTACACTAATGATAAAAAAACTAGCTCGTCTAATGATTTACCAACGACAGTTGCCATAACGCTTATTTCTTTAATATCGATAGGAGCGGCATCTATCCAAAGTAATATTCCTGTACCACCTACATTTTTTTCTGATGGTTCTTTAAATAAAACTAAACGCGAGGAATTTGATTTTAATTATGCCAATTACTCTGTTATAATTAATCTAGAAGATCTAAATACTAAGGAGGAGGCGGCAACTATGTCTGATGTTTCTCAAAAAGATTTAATAGAGCAAGAACGCCATCTTTTATCTGAAGTAGATAAAAAAGTATCTAGAATCTCTGAAGATATTAAATCTACTAATCAAAACATACTAAAATTAACTGAATCTATTTCAGATATTAATACCAAACTAACAAGTTTAACAACACAAGTAGATAATTTACCTGATAAGTTAAAGGCCTCTAAATGGGATTACTTTATAGAGAAAATTTTCGTCCCAGTTGTAGTTTCATGCGTTACTGCTGGAATTATTTACTTCTTTGGTTTTAATTAATTTACAACAAACAAATAGCCCTTGCTCAAAATAAGAGTAAGGGTTTTTTGTATGTACCTTGTAGGACTCGAACCTACGACCGGACGGTTATGAGCCGCCTGCTCTAACCAACTGAGCTAAAGGTAAAAAGTAAAAAGACCCACTCCCGGGGAGGAGTGGCACAATTAGATGAAAAGTTTTTCACATTTCATGCTTGGTCAAAAAAAGTTATATACTTCTCTAAAAGTTTAAAATCCTGTTCCAAATTTTTTCTAATGATTATCTGATCTCCCAAAAACGATTTTCGAGATGTACGTGCTATCTTGTGATAAATATCATTTTTAATTAAATAGTCTAATTCTTCATTAATTTTCTCGAGGTTGCTTTGATCAAACGAAGATTGAAAGTATCGTATCGAATAGTATTCTAGGTGTCTTGCATTGTTAATGACTTTTCTATAATGTAGTTTATCAACTTTCATAGAATCACCTCTAATACAAATTTACATCATTCTTAACTTTCTATCAATATGTTTAATTAATAAAATGCAAATTTTAATCCTATAATTAATATAAATGGGTAAAATTTTAAAGTTAAGAACATATTATAAGAGATTTATAATCAATAATATCTATTAAATAAAAATAATGATAAAATAAACAAGAAGAGTATTAGGCGCACTTCCCCAAGCTACCACCGCCTAACTACTCTTCATAAAGTATTGCACGCAATTGCTAATATATAGCATAAACTAAATTACTGCAAGCAAAACGAATATGATCTATGTACAAGCCCGCAGAAGCGGGCTATTTGTTTACCAAGGTTTTCCTTTAGTTTTTAAGTTCGTCTTAATCTGCTTAGCAAGTGCCGATGGTCGTGTAATTTTTCGATCAACAGCAGTGCCAGCTTTAGCTTGCATAGAACCAATGGTACCTGGTCCCATATTACGATCGGCCTTCAGGCCTAAATCTTTTTGAATTGCCGCGACTAAATCACTACCGCCAGTTCCAAACTGAATACCAGTCATTCCCGCATTCCAATCACCTTTAATCTGGCCAGAAATTACTTTATCAACGGTTGTGCCATAGTATCGTTGCAGATAACCATTCAACTCGCCATCCCAATTAGAATCGATCGCGATATTGGCAAATGGATTGGTTGATGCTTGACTGCTTGAAGATCCTTTTAACAACTCAGTGACTTTTTCTTGTACCATATCATATGAATAACCTGCGGCCGCTAGTTTCTTCTTGCGATCGTCACCATTCCCCCAAGCGCCATTGATCACTTCTTTTGCGATTGTTTCAATCGTTTTTTGCCCTGCTGTGCCACCTGCTGATGCCGAAGTACCATAAGCTGGACGAGCATACCCTCGGATATAGCCCCATCCTACAGGCATCGTACGCCGTTTTACTTGGCGACCGTAATTGCCTTCAATAGTAGTGATCACACCATTAGAAACAGATTCAACAAATCCAATATGATCCGCCCATCCATCGTTGGGTTGTGTAGAATCATCCCAGTTAAAGCAGACAATGTCTCCTGCTTTAGGTGTAATTCTTCCATCTTCGATCCAAATTCCTTTTGATTTAAAAATATCAATGTGACGCTGTACGCCACATTCACGGCCAATTAAATCAGTGGCACCTGCTTTGATACCGACCACCGACACTGTAATGTCACACCAGTCGTCTGTATATTTAGCTTTGTACCCAACAGGTAGAGGCTTTGTTGCATTGTAGAAATCTACGATATTATGATGTGCCGTTGTACCCATTACTGTTCCGATAAGCTTTCTAGCTTCGGTTAAAACCGTATTTGCTGATACACTCATTTCATATCATCCTTTCAAATTAAAAAGAGCAGCCGATTGGCTACTCCCTCTTGTCGGTAAACTCTTGTCCGTCACCGTAATCTGGTTTCGATTTGTTGCCTTTAATAAATCCAGCGCCTAAGTCATAGAAACCGCCTGCAGCTAAACCTGACAAGAATCCTGCCCAACCAAACACAATGAGTTGATCTGGTACCATTGTTGCGGCGTATACAATCCCGACTGCAGTTCCTAGCAAAATGTTAATGACTGGCAACAATTTGTTATCTGGAATCATTTTCTTCACTAATCCTGTCACACCCATAACCGTTCCTGTAATTACTGTTGCTGCTGTTAAAATATGTTCCATGTTAAATTCCACCTTTCAATATTGCATTTTCATTTTTCAACTCTTCGTTCTCGTCTTCTAACTCTTCAACCAGTTTTTGGTAATAAGCAATCTCTTTCTCATACTTGCTTTTGATATCTGAAATTTCTGCTTCGAGTTTATCGACTTTCCTTTCTAACTTATCTACCATCTCCTGATACTTCCTGTAGAGAACATCGGCATTTTCAGTATTAGTCTTTTCGAGATTTGCTTTGTTAGAGTATTTAGTTCCTAGATAGGTGATAAACCCGCCACCAAGCGCCACAATGATCGTAGTCAAGTTGATGTCTTCCACAGTATCAGTCCTCCTTGATGGCAATCCCCATCGCAAGGAATGCCATTGCCAAGGATAAAATGCCGATTGTATTTGGTGGTGCAGATAAAACAAAAGACACCCCGAAGAGTGTCCAAAAGAATGTTAGTAGTACTAGCACTGT